CCGGCGGCGGCAACACGGCGGCGGGCCAGTACGCGCTTGAGTCGAACACGACCGGCGGCGGCAACACGGCGGCGGGCCAGGACGCGCTCTACTCGAACACGACCGGCGGCGGCAACACGGCGGCGGGCCAGTACGCGCTCTACTCGAACACGACCGGCGGCTACAACACGGCGGCGGGCCAGTACGCGCTCTACTCGAACACGACCGGCGGCTACAACACGGCGGCGGGTTGGCAGGCAGGGTACACAAGCGTTGCACCGAACGCCAACGTTTCGGGTAACCAAAACAGCTATTTCGGCTATCAAGCCGGATCGGGTACCGCAACACAACTCAGCAACTCGACTGCGATTGGCGCACTTGCGACCGTCACCGCATCGAATGCGCTTGTGCTCGGTGCGATCGCCAATATCAACGGGGCTGTCAGCACAACCAGCGTCGGTATCGGCGTCGCCGCACCCCTCTCACGACTCCACGTCGCCGCGGGCGACATCAGGATCAGCGGTGCCGGCAACGGGCTGATTCTCACATCCCCGGACGGCCTGACCACAAGGACAATCTCGCTCTCGAACACCGGCACGATAGTGGTCGCGTAAAAAAGGAGTTGCTACGAGCCCAACCGTTCCGAAACCCCCAGGCCAGCCGTCGCCCATTGTGGGCGTAGATCCAAGCGCGCCCAAGGCCGATGTGGTAGAGGATCAGCCTTTGGTCCTGACCGACCCCACGCCCCCGCCGCCGGTCAGCGCCACGTTACGAGACCTCGTCATGGTCCGCGACATGGCGAAGCAGACGGTCGATCAAACCCAGGCGCGGCTCACGGACGCGCAAGGCAGACTCGTAGCCGCACAGCAGCAAGTCGATGCCGCGAAGAAGGTGCTTGGGGTATGAGTCGTCAGCCGCCACGGCCCACGAAGGCGCAGACCACGAATTCACTCAGGGTCGAGCTGGACAAGCTCGTGCAAATCGATGAGCAACGCAACCAGCATCAAGCAGCGCTCACCGGGCTCCAGTCCGCCCGCGATATTCAGCTTGGGCGAATGCAAGCGATCGCCGAGCACGCCGGAATCGACCTTGAGCAGTTCGCCACGGCCGAGCTGGCCAAGCGCCGTGGCGATCCGCCGCCTACTTGACCTGCTTTGGTTCTTGCTGACCAGCGGCGACGAAGTCCCCGGGCACCGAAAAGGAGGAGCATGGCTTTCACCACCATCACCCTCACCGGGAGCTGGGAGCGTGCCGATGGCCAGCCGGCCTCCGGTCGCCTCACCGCGACCCTGTCCACAGCGCTTCGCAACGGCGCCGTGGTCCTCGGCCGCACCCCGATCACCGCGATCCTGAACGCCGCGGGCCAGCTGGCAAATCACACCGGCCAGCAGCCGTTCACGCTGCTGGCCGTCAACGACCCCGCCACCGTCCCCACCGGCGCGGTGTACGAGTTCGTGCTGGAGCTCGACGGCTCCCCGCCGGCGCCGTTCACCGCCGTCGTGCCCTACAACGCGCCCGGCGCGACGGTTGACCTCTCGACGCTGGAGCCCACGTGACCCACAGCCCGACGCTGCTGATTCTCGACGCGCTCGCCGTGTTCCGGCTCACCCGCCTGGTCGTGCTCGACGCGATCGCCGACCCCATCCGCCGCCGGCTGCTGGGCTCCCGCCCGGGCACGACTCGCACCCTCAGCGGCGAGCGGGTGCTGGTTGTCGCCCGACCACGACTGGCCGAGTTCCTAGCCTGCCCGTGGTGCGTGTCGATCTGGGCCGCCGTCGCGATCGTGGCGCTGCAGGCGTTCGCCGCCACCGCATGTGTCTACGTGACCGCGGTGCTGGCGTTCTCCGCCGTCGCCGGCCTGCTTGCCGACCGGTCCTGAGCGTGGCCTCCGCCGCGAAGGGCCGCGGGCTGTTTCGCCGCCGGCCGCACCCACCCCAGACGTTCTCGGTCAGCTCACCGGGCCGCGGCGAGGGGCCGTGGGCGCTCACCTCCTCCGCCGCGCGCCTGGACGTCTCCGACAAGCGGGAGGCGAAGGTCCAGCGGATGCTCCGCCAGGGCTGGCAGTCAGACGCCTGGTCCTACCGCGACCAGATCGGGGAGCTGCGCTACGCCGTCCAGTTCCTGGCCAACTGCACCGCCCGGATGCGCCTGTACGCGGCGTGCTATCCCCTCGGCGGGGAGGCCGACGCCCCCGTCAAGCTGGAGCACCTCGAGGGGGTGCCGCCGGCACTGAGCGCCTACGCCGCCCAGGCCATGGCCGACCTGGGCGGCGGGCGGATGGCGATCAGCGGGATGCTGCACGGCGCCTCCACCAACAAGTCGATCGCCGGCGAGTACTACCTCCTCGGGCGCACCGACCCGCAGAGCGCCGAGCAGCGCTTCTCGATCCGCTCCGTCGACGAGCTCGTGGTCTACAACGACCAGTGGCATCTGCGCGAGATCCCCGACGACCGCCAGAACGGTGTCATCCCGTGGCAGCCGCTGGACGCGGAGCTGACGGTCATCTCCCGGATCTGGACGCCGCACCCCCGCTTTCAGCTGATGGCCGACAGTCCGCTGCGGGCGATGCTCGACGACTGCGAGTCGCTGATGATCCTGCGGCGGATGATCCGCGCCACCGGCCGCTCAAGGCTCGCCAGCCGGGGTCTGCTGCTGGTCCCCGAGGAGCTGTCGCTCAACGTGCCCCTCGAGGACAACGACGACGAGCAGGCCGAGCCGTTCATGGCCGCGCTGACCTCCGCGATGATGGCCCCGATCGTCTCGGAGGGCACCGCCGACGGTGTGGTGCCGATCGTCATCCGCGGCCCTGCAGCCGAGCTGGACAAGCTGCGCCTGGTGGACCTGGCCACCAAGTTCGACGACCAGGCCTCCAAGACGCGGGAGGAGCTGATCGGCATCATCGCCACCAGCTTCGATCTGCCCAAGGAGATCATCAGCGGGATCGCGGACCTCAACCACTGGTCGGCGTGGCAGGTCGATGACAACACATTCCGCCACCACGTCGAGCCGCACGTCATCGGCGTGTGCGACGACCTGTCGGGCGCCTACCTGCGCCCCTACCTGCTCGCCAACGGGATCCCGGCGGAATGGGTCGCGCGGATGGTGTTCTGGTATGACCCGGTGGAGCTCGTCTCCCACCCGGACAAGACCGCCGACGCCCAGCAGCTCCACGACCGCCTCGTGATCTCCGACAAGGCGCTGCGCGACAGCGCCGGGTTCACCGAGACGGAGGCGCCGACCAAGGCGGAGATCCAGGTGCGGATGCTCGAGAAGATGCGGATGTGGCCGCCGAACCTCGTGATGGCGTTCCTGCACCAGTGGGATCCCACGATCATCGCACCGCCGATCACCGTCTCGGGGACCGTGCCGGGAATCAAGCTGGGCGGGGTGGACACCGGCACCGACTCCGGCGAGTCGGGCGCCCCGATCGTTCCGGGCCCGCCATCCCCGGCGGGCGGGACCCCCTCGGCGTCGACGCCGGCCACGCCCGCACCCGGGGTCGCCGACAAGCCCGGTCCGCCGCCCGCAGAACGGCCCCTGCCGACGCCGATCACCGCCGCCGGCGCCCCGCAAGCTCGCCGCCTGTCGCGCAAGCTGGCCATGATCGACCAGACACTCCGGGCCCGGCTGCAGACCGCCGCCAACGCCGCGGTGCTCCGCCAGCTCGAGCGCGCCGGCGCCCGCCTGCGCACCAAGGTCGCAAAGGACGAGACCCTTCGAACAAAGATCGCCCATCGCGCCAATGAGCGCGTCCCCGCCCTGCTCGGCCCCGACGTCGTCACCGCCGCCGGCCTGTCCCCCGCGGAGCTCGTCGGCTCGGAATGGTCGGGCCTGCGCGCCCAGTTCTACGACTGGACGGCCGCCGCCCAGGCCCAGGCTTTGCAAACCGCCCTGCGGATCGGGCAGCTCGACGCCGACTCCGACGCCGCCGCCCGCGCCCAGGCCGCGATGGCCTCCGGACGTGACGCCGCGTGGGATCTGCTCTCCCAGGCACTCAGCTCGCTGGGCCAGCACCTGCTCTACAACCCCGACCCGAACGCCGGGCCCGGAGACTGGGCCGATCTGAATCCCGACACGCTCGTGCCCGCCGGCACCATCCGCGCCGCCCTCGGTGTCGCCGGTGGCGCCAGCGCCGCGACGCTCACCCCCGACGTGACGGGTGCGGTGACGTTCACCGACGCCGTTGGGCAGATCGGGACCGGCTCCACGATCGCCGAGCTCATCACCGCCGGCGGTGGGCAGCGGGAGGGCTACGAGTGGGTGTACGGACCGGCGCTCAACGGCTTCCGGCCGCACGAGGACCTCGACGGCGTCCAGTTCGAGAGCTTCGACGACGACGCGCTGGCCAACCCCGGCGACTTTCCCGCCAACCAGTACTTCGTGCCCGGAGACCACGACGGCTGCGTCTGCGATTTCATGCCCATCTTCCTCGGGCCCGACGAGACCGAGAGCGATGGCTGAGCTCTCCGAGCGCGCCCGCCGGCTGATCGCCTCAGACCGGGAGGTGTGGCGGGAGCAGATCGACGCCGCGCTGTACGCCCCGATCCGAGCTTGGGGGCGCGCCGGCGAGGATCCGTGCCAGGCGCAGGTGCTCGCGGCGCTCAGCGCCGTGCGTCGTGACGTGCTGGCGATCCTCGACCGGACCGTGTAGATCGTGGCCCGCTTTGCGCGCAGCTTGAACCGCCATCCCGAAAGGAAGCCCCGCATGCCCGCAGTCCCGCAGCCCGAGCAGATGCAGGTCGCCCCGCCGAAGCAGATCACCTACCCCAACGTCGTCATCGAGACCCAGGCGCTGCCGGAGGGCAACCGGGTGCTGATCATCCAGGCGCCCGGCGAGGTGCTGCTGTTCCCGATGAGCGGCGAGTACGCCGAGGCACTCGGCAAGAAGCTGACCGCCCCGCACATCATCCCCGCGGGCCAGAACGCCCACCCGCCGCCCCCGAGCTGATGCCCGAGGGCTCGCACGTGACGCTCACCGAAGCGCAGTGGTACGCGATCGAGCGTGGCGTGCTGCGCCTGAGCGTCACCGAGCAGGGCGACGTCGCGCTCGGCGACCATCACGGGCACGTGGTCGTGGCCCGTACCCCCGCCCAAGCATTCGCTGCCCTGGAGGTCACCCCATGAGACGCAAGCTTTCCACCGCCGTGTCGCGCAGCGAGCTGATCGCCAGCTACGCCTACGGCCAGGCGGCGCTCGCCACCCCACCCCCCCCGCCTCTGCCGGTCAAGGCGCCTGCGCAGGACAAGCCGACGCCCCCCGCCGGGGACAAGCCCTACGAGCCGGCGCCCTACCACGCCGACGCCGACGAAACGGTGATCTGCCCGGCCTGCGAGAAGCACAACGACCTCGACGCCAGCTACTGCGACCAGTGCGGCGCCAAGCTCGCCGGCAGCACCGAGGTAAAGATCGACCCGTCCCCAGCCGCGGAGGCCGACCCGGAGAAGCCCGAGCCGCCGGTGCCGTCCAAGACGGCGGTGCTGCCCGCCCCCGTCGCACCGGGCACCACGGCGCCCGTGCCCGCCAACCCCGTCGACGAGAAGGGCAACGTCCACCCCGCCGCGGTGTGCGCCAACCCCGACTGCCAGCACCTCGCCTCCTCGCACACCGACGATGTCAGCGCCGGGCAGAACACCGGCCCGTGCCAGATGTCCGGCTGCGTCTGCCCGGGCATGCAGGTCGACTCAGATCAGGCCACCGGCGATGATCAAGGCGACCCGGGCGCGGAGACCGCCGCCGGAGCGATGGCGCCCCCGGGCGCCGCCCCCGACACGCCGCTGCCCCCGGGCCCGCCCGACACGGGTCCCGCCCCGACGCTGAACACGCCGCCGCCCGCGGCGGGCTCGGAGAACATGGGGCCGGCGTTCACCATCCCCGTGGCGATCATCGAAGGGCAGCCCACCGGTGACGGTCGCGAGATCGCCGCGGGTGCGTTGACGTGGCGCACCCCACCGCTGCCGCTGATGGGCCTGGCCACCGAGACCCATGACCCCGAAGGGTTCGACATGAACGACCCGGCGGTGATGTGCGGGCGGATCGACAGCTTCGAGCGGATCCCCGGGGAGGGCGACACCCAGGTGATCCTCGCCCGCGGCTTCTACCTCGCCAACGATGACGGCGCCTACTTCGCCAGCTTGACCGAGGGGATGGGCCGCTGCGGCATCAGCGCTGACGTGGCGGTGCAGTCCTCCGAGATCCAGGTCGGGGACATCGACGAGGACGGCTGGCCGACGGACATGTCCGAGACGATGACCGAGGGGGAGATCATGGGTCTCACCCAGGTTCCCTTCCCGGCGTTCGCCGGCGCCTACATCGTCCTCGGTGACGGCAGCGACAAACCGGAGGCGACCCCGATCCCCCAGCAGTCCGATGACGCTCCGACGGTGCCGGAGAAGCCGCCGGCGGCGGTCACCGCCGGCCGGCAGCTCGTGCACCTCATGAGCTACGAGCAGTGCGAGCGCTGCCAGCAGGGCGACAGCGTCATCACCGCCGCCGGCGGGCCCGCCGCCCCACCGCGAGCGTGGTTTGAGAACCCGAACTTCACCGAGGGCGACGGCCGCCTAGCCGAGATCCTCGACCGGCGCGGCCAGCGCGCCCTGGGCGGCAAGTACGCCTGCCCGCTCACGATCACCGACGAGGGCCGCGTCTACGGCCACCTCGCCCCGTGGGGGGTCTGTCATATCGGTAAGCTGGGGTGCGTCACCGCCCCCCCGTCGAGGTCCGACTACGCCTACTTCAAGCGCGGCCAGCACGTCGTGTGCGCCGACGGCTCCAAGGTGCGGGTGGGGACCCTGACCGTCAACGCCGGCCACGCCGACGTGCACGCCTCTTCGACCTCGGCGATGGCCCACTACGACAACATCGCCATGGCCGCCGCGGACGTGAACGCCGGCGAGGACGAGCACGGCATCTGGATCGCCGGCGCCATCCGCCCCACCGCCACCGCAGACCAGGTCGCCGCGCTCAGAGCCTCATCGGTCTCCGGGGACTGGCGGGGGCTCGGCGGCAACCTGGAGCTCGTCGCCGCGCTCGCCGTTCCCGTGCCCGGGTTCCCGCAGGCCGTTGTCGCCGGCGCCCAGGAGGACGCGCTCGTTGCCGCCGGCGCGGGGGTGATGCACCGCCTCAAGCACCCCGTCGTCGAGGAGACCGATCGGGGGGACGTGGCGCTCCGCCGGGCGCTGTCACCGCTGCTGAAGACCTCGCGGGAGGCGGCGCGCGGTCGGCTGGCGGTCCTGCGATGACCAGCCGGGCATGCCGCATCGCCGCCAGGGTCGGGATCCCGGCGGACCGCCGAGTAGCCACGTTGGCTCACGCCTGCTGCGAGACCGAAGGCTGCGGCTGCCCGTGCCACCGGGCAGAGCTGCCGCTGTACGCGGCGCCGGGCGACCCGCTGCCGCTTGTGGCCCCTCAGCCCGGGTCGCGTCCGCTCAGCGCTTGATCGACCGGCCGCGCTGCCCGATCTGCGGTAAGCGGATTCTGTGGGTCTTCCGCGCCGGCGGGTGCTGCCTCGGCCCGTTCATCCGCCGCCTCTCCCTCCCTCGATAGCGGCGGTCGCCGTTCTTTGCCCTGCCCCTAGTGTTAGCCATGTCGCCATAGGCGGCTCCTGGACCGGAACGGCATAGCCCAACTCCGCCCGACCGAACCCCACCCAGCCCGAACGTTTCGGGCGCAGCATCTAGGAGCCTTGAGATGGAGACGATCCGCGAACTGCTGGCCCGCCTTGCCACCCTGAACGCGGACGAGCTCGCGCAGGTGCGCGCCGCGATCGTCGCCGAGGCCGAGCGCCTGGACACCGACGAGGCCTCCGTCGAGGACGTCGCGCTGCTGCAGGAGCTCGCCGGGTTCGGCGAGCAGGTCATGGCCGAGCAGTCAAGCCGCGACGCCGCCCAGGCCCAGGCCCAAGCCGACCGTGAGGCCGCCCGCGAGCGGATCCGGGCGCTGAACCCGCCCGCCGAGGAAGAGACCGAGGAGACCCCGGCCGGCGAAGGCGAGAGCGAGCCCGCAGCTGAGACCGAGGGCAAGCCCGTCGCTGCCGAAGGTGACCCGGCGCCCGCCGAGGCCGCCCCCACACCCGTACCGGTTGCCGCCTCCGGTGGCGCCGTCGCCCGGATGGCCGCCCGTCAGGCCCAGCCGACCCCCGGCCCCGAAGCCACCACCCCCGCCCGCAACCGGGCGGTGCTGACCGCCACCGGCGCGCTGCGCGGCCTGCGCGACCCCTCCGCCCCGATCGAGAACCGCACCGAGCTGGCGCGGGCGATGACCGAGACGCTGCAGCGCCTGCCGCGCCACGGCGCCCCCCGCGGCGACGTGCTCCTGGCCTCTGTCCGCTACGAGTATCCCGAGGAGCGGCGCCTGGGCTCCGACGCCTTCGAGAACTCCTCAAAGATGGACGCCGTCAACGCCCTGACCGCCACCGGCGGGATCTGCCTGCCGGTGAACGTCGACTACAGTGTCCCGACGTGGTCGACGGCCGACCGGCCGCTGCGCGACAGCCTGCCGAGCTTCGAGGCCACCCGCGGCGGGATCCGCTTCGTGCAGCCGCCCGACATTGCCGTCGCGGCGACCGCGACCGGCATCTGGACCGAGGCGACCGACGCCTCCCCCGGCGCGGCGACCAAGCCGATCGCCACCATCCAGTGCGGCACCGAGGAGCTCGTGTACGTCGAGGCGGTCTCCACCCGCCTCGGGTTCGGGAACATGCAGGCCCGCTTCAGCCCGGAGCAGGTCGCCGCGTTCACCGACCTGGCGATGGACGCCGCCGCCCGCGTGGCTGAGAACAACCTGCTGAACCTGATCGCCGCGGCGTGCGTGCCGGGGGTGAGCTCTCCGGTGGCCACCACCAACCTCGGCGCCACCCGCGACCTGCTGTCCACCATCTACGAGGTGCTGGCCGGCTACCGCAACGCGCACCGGATCCCGCGGACGCAGACGATGACCGCGATCTTCCCCGACTGGGTCAAGGAGCTGATCCGCGCCGACCTGGCCCGGGAGGCCGCCCACCAGCAGGACAGCTCCTGGAACTCGCTGTCGATCTCCAACGAGCAGGTCGAGTCGCTGTTCACCAATGCCGGGATCAACCCCGTCTTCCACCTCGACGGTCAGCCCGCCGCCGGCCTCTCCGGTGGCGTCAGCCAGGCCTACGGGCTGCAGGCCGCCGGGCAGATCCTCACCTTCCCCGCCAAGCTGGTGTGGTACCTGTTCCCCGAGGGGCAGATGCAGTTCCTCGACGGTGGGCGCCTGGATCTCGGCGTCGTCCGCGACTCGACGCTCGATGCCACCAACGACTTCGAGACGTTCGTCGAGACGTTCGAGGGCCTGGCGTTCCGCGGCTTCAACAACGGGGCGCTGCAGATGCTCACCGCGCTGTGCGCCAACGGACAGGCCGCCGGGTCGGTGTCCACCTCCGGCCTCTGCGCCTGAGCCCCCACGGGCAGGCTGACGGGCGGTGAGCTAGAGAGATGGCAGGCATCTACCCCGGGGTCGTCGTTCCGGCGATCCCGCCGCGCCCGCCGCAGGTCTCGCTGCTCACCTCCGCTGTCAGGCCCGGGTCGAGCTCTGACCCTGCCAACCCGGTGTTCCAGATCGCCGACGAGCAACTCGCGCTGCTTCCCGACGACCTCGCCGCGGAGCTGCGCGCCCGCCAGGGGGAGGCGTGGACGCGCGGGTTCACCTACGCCCCGGAGAACCACTATCCGGCGCAGGTCCACGACCCGTGCGACTTCACCAGCGTCGACCTGCCCGCCCTGAGGGCACCGGCCGGGCTGGCGCTCGCCGCGCACACCACCGGTGGCACGTTGGCGGCCGGCACCAGCGCCTACCAGGTCACCGCGGTCAACGCCAACGGGCAGACCACCAGCCTGCCGGCGATCACGGTGCCCACCACCGGCACCACCGGCTCGGTGACCCTCACCTGGAAGCCCGTCTCGGACTCCGCCGGGGTCACCTACAACGTCTACGGGCGCACCGCCGGCGCCATCGGGCTGCTCGGCAGCGCCGGCCCGTTCGACGGCGACCAGACCCCCACGTTCACCGACACCGGCGCCGCCACCCCGGGCGCCACCGTCCCGTCGAGCAACACCACCGGCGGGGTAGGGCAGTACGGGAACCTGCCGATCAACACGGTGGTGCCGTTCCTGGTCGTCGCCGAGGACTCCTGCTCCACATGGGGCTTCGAGGAGCGCGACTTCAAGGGCCGGGCGCTGAGGCTGCTCAAGAACGCCGCGGCGCAGGCGATCGAGCAGGAGCTCTGGACGGGGGCGCTCGCCCAGGCGAAGGGGTGGCCGAACCGCTACCTCACCGATCGGAACCTCGTCGACCTGACACCGGTGACCCCGCCGTCGGTCGCCCGCGGCCAGCAGATCCTCCAGGACTACGCCGCCAACTTCGGCTTCGGGGGGCAGGCGATGATCCACTGCCAGCCGCAGACCGCCCCGAACCTCCTGAGCGCCCGTCGCGTCGGCCCGCTGCTGCTCGACGTGTTCGACAACATCATCGTCCCGGGTGTCGGCTACCCCGGCACCGCCGCCCAGATCGGCGGGGGGAACACCGCCACCACTGCGGTGATGGTCATCACCGACCTGGCGATGGTCCGCGAGGAGGACGAGGGGACCGTGTTCCCCGACACCTTCGCCGAGGCGCTCGACCGCGGCCAGGGCGGCCTGCCGAACACCATCCGCTTCCGCGCCGAGGAGTTCGCCGCCGCCTACTTCGACGGGGCCGTGCAGGCGGCCGTCCGCGTCCAGCTTCCCTCGTGATCTCTCCCGTGCCCACCCCCACCACCAAGGAGCCCTAGACATGGCACTCCCCGATGGCTCAGCAAGCGTCTGGGTCTCCGCAATGCGCATCTCGACCCTCGACCCCAACGGGTTCGTCAACCCCGGCGCCCCCACCTACACCAGCGCGCAGATGATCAAGGCGACACTCACCCCGGTCATGGACACCGGCGATGACATCGCGATCAAGAACGCCAACGGGGATCTGGTCGTGTTCGCCAAGCACGGCGACATCCCGAAGTACTACACGGTGGCGCTGGACTTCGGTACTCCCGACCCGGCGATCGAGCAGATCCTCACCGGCGGGACGCTGCTGAGCTCGACCGCGGCCGCGCTCGGCACGCCGGGCGGGCTGGTGGCCACCCCGCAGATCACGCTCGGGGCGCTGGCCGCCGGCACCTACGGCTACCGCGTCACTCAGTACAACGCGTTCGGGGAGTCGACCGCCAGCAACGACGTGTCCGCCTCGGTCGCCTCCGGGACCGCCGGTGCGGTGGTCATCTCCGGGGTGACGATCGCCGCCGGCGCGATCGGCGTGCGCGTCTACGGGCGCACCATCGGCGGCGAGCAGCTGATCGGCGCCTACCCCAACATCGGCGCGCAGGCCACCTCCGCCGCCTCGGGCACCGGCGCGGTGACCTCGCTGGCGGTCACGGCGCTGACCCAGTCGATCCCGCCGGGCACCACCTTCCAGATCGCCGGGGACACCAACTCGCCGAAGGTCGTGTTCACCACCACGGCGTTCGCGCCGGTCGGGGCAGTGACGCTGCCGGTGGCGGTCTCGCAGTCGATCACGACGACGATCGCCCCGGGTGCGATCGTGCCGGTGTTCGTTGACACCGGTGTGGTCACCCCGTCGGGCAACGTGCCGCAGGTCGATCAGACCGCCGGTCCGGGCGTCGCGGGATACGCCGCCTCGCCGATGGGGATCGTGGCCAACCCCAACGGCGTCAGCCTGGAGTTCTTCGAGAAGGCGATCCTCGGCGGCTTCCAGGCCCCCGTGCAGCCCTACTGGCACTGGGTGCTGCCGCGGGTGGCCAACATGCACGTGATGGCGCGCGACCTGACCAACGCCAACACCCAGTCGATCTACGAGGGGCAGGGCTTCGAGAACCCGAACTGGGGCTCGGGGCCGTTCGGCACCTGGCCGTTCGCCTCCACACGAGTGGTGCAGCGCGCCCGGGTGGGTGCGGCGATGCTGCCGATCGCCGGGTTCTCCTCGGTCCCCGCCACCGTCTAAGCGCGTCGGATAAAGCCCGACACTGCGGCTGAGGAGGGGGAGCGCGTGAGCGGACCTGCCAGTGGACCGTGCTCCCCGTGGACCACCGCAGATCAGGTCGCCCAGCTGCCGTGGGTCGCGGCGCAGGCCGCCAAGGCGATCGCCGCCGGGACGCTGACCCAGCAGCAGGTTGACGTGATCTGCGCCGAGGCGGCCACCGCCGCCTCGGAGATCCTCTACGAGCTGGCCGGGCGCACGTTCACCGGTGAGTGCGGGCCCGCGACGGTGCGTCCCGTCGCGCGGCCGACCGACATCGACACTCGCGCCGGCGGCGTCTCCCCGCTGGGGTGGTTCTCGGCGTTCGGTTCGGCGTCCTCCTACGGGTTCGGGATGACCGGCATCGCCGCCCACTACGGCACCGTCGACCCGCCCACGATCAAGCTGCCCTACCCCGTCAGCGCCGTGACCCTCGTCAAGATCGACGGGATCGTGATCCCGTCGGTGGAGTATGAGCTGCGGGACTTCCAGAGCCTGGTGCGGATCCGCCCGACCCAGAGCTACATCCCGACGCAACGGTGGGGGTGGCCGACGTCGCAGATCATGGACCTCCCCGACAGCCAGCCGGGGACGTTCAGCGTCACGTTCACCTTCGGGATCGAGCCGCCGGCCGCCGGCAGCCTGGCCGCCCGCAAGCTCGCCGAGTACCTGGCGCTGCCCCAGCTCGGCGACAGCTCCCACTATCCGCGGCGCACCACCCAGGTCTCCCGCCAGGGCGTCACCGCGCAGACGACCGACGTGCAGGACATCCTCAAGTCCAAGTCGCTGGGGATCTACGAGGTCGACGCGTTCCTGCTCTCAACCAACCCGAACCGCAACCAGCGCCAGGGCGTCGTGTGGTCCCCCGACGTGGGCCGCCCCCGCCGTCAAGCCCACCCCACCCTCAGCTAAAAGGAGCCTTCGTGGACACATCAGAGAGCCAGTTCGATTGGGCCAAGGCCCAGAAGGACTCCGCCGAGCAGCTCGCCCCACCCAACCGTGAGCAGGGCGTGCAGGGCCCCGGGCATGCCAACCCGGAGCTGTTCCCCACCGCCGAGCAGGCCGCGGCGGACAGCAACGAGCTCGCGCCTAAGCCGGCCAAGAGCAAGCCCGCGGCCATCGAGCCCGCCGACCCGGCGCCGGCCGCTCCGAAGGCCCCGAAGGCCGCCAAGACCCCGCCCCCCGCAGCCGAGGAGCTCACCCCCGATGTTTCCGCGTGAACGCTACGCCCGAGCGGGCGTCACCCCCGACCAACTCGACGAGCTGCAGCGGACCTTCGAGGCGATGCCCGCCGACGCCCAGCTCTCCGAGGCCGCCCGGATCTCCGCGATCTCCGACTATGACCTGATCGAGGAGGTGAACGCCAAGCGCGGCGAGCAGAGCGGGATAGCTGAGCCCGGCGAGGCCCCAGTCGAGGAGGAGGCAAGCCAGGGCGAAGCCGGGCCCGAGCCGGACACGGTACTCGGCGTCACGGAGCCCCAGACGGTGGCTGAGGTCGAGGCTCAGGCTGAGGATGTGCCCGCGGAGGTTCCGCCGGCGACCCCCGACCCGGCCCCCGGATTCGCCACCGGCGGTCCCGTGCCAGGACCAGGATCGGTCGTGGCCGGCAACGACGGGCCCGCGGCCGTCATCCCGCCGCAGTAGATGGCCAGCCTGCAGGATCTGCCCGGCGTCGCCGAGCAGATCCTCGCGCTGTTCGCCGCCCAGCTCACCGAGCAGGGCGTCAGCCTGCCTGAGCGTCAGTACGTCGCCGCCGGGTCGCTGATCGTGTGGGACGGCGACCAGATGACGGTGGCGCTCATGAACGTCGGGCAGGGACAGCCCGGCCAGGCGTTCGCCCAGACGATGATCCCCGAGGCGGTCACGTTCTTCGCCAGCTTCTCGGTCAACCTCGTCCGGGAGATCCAGGTGGTCAACACCGAGGGGTTCGCCGCGATGGAGATCCCGACCGCCGAAGAGCAGAACACCGACGGGCAGGCCACGATCGGCGACGCCCAAGCGCTGATCCTCGCCGCCTCCGCCATCCACCGAGCGCACCGGCTCAGCGGGGTGGGGGAGGGGTTCGTGATCGACGGCCTGCAGCCGGTCGGCCCCGAGGGTGGACTCGCGGCCAGCCGGCTGCTGATCAGCGTCTCGCTCAGCTAGCCGCCGGCCGGCACCGGCTGCGTCGCCCCCGTGTAGACCTGCCACGCCCCACGGTCGAGATTGGCGCCGTTCTGCTGGCCCGGTGCCGTGTCACCGGTGTAGTTGAACAGGGGCCGCGGGGGCGCCTCTGCCGTCTCGATGCTGGCCTTCGGCCAGACGTTGAGATCGACCGTGGCCGGGTCCCCGGCGAACGTGTACGGCGTCTTCTGTGCCGCCGGCTCAGGCGTCGGGGCCGGACCCGGGGTCGGAGCTGGAGCGGGCGGGGCTGCCTGCGGGGCCAGGGTCGCGACCGCCTTGGCCTGCGCATCCAGCGGCGCGAGCGCCGCCTCGAGCTTGGACAGATCGATCCCCGGATTGCCGGTGTGCAGACTGTCGAGCTCCGCCTGGATCGTGGCCACCGACGCGCTGAGGTCGGTGCCGATCTTCGCGATTGCCGCGGTATCCGCGTCGACCTGCGCCTGGGTTGCTGCTCCTGACGCCTCCATGAGCCTCATCCTTTCCTCGAGGGCCCGCACTCGACGGTGCAGACCGCGGTTCTCCCACTCGTCCTCCACGAGAGGGAGCGTACCGCCGGGTCAGGCGTCCCCCCGGTCCTCGCCCGCCCATTCGGTCGCGATCGTCCGGGCCAGCACCGTGACCGACGCCCGCAGCATCCCGGCGTCACAGGGCACCCGCTCGGAGAACACGACCTCCTCGCCGCGGCGGACCGTCACCTGGCAGTAGAGCGCGGACGTGACGCGCACGCCGAGCGCTGGGGCCTCGACCAGCTCCCCCTCTCGACAGCCGTCCTTGACCTCGATCGAAAGCACGAACCCCGAGTCGACCGTCCATTCCTCCCACAGCGCCCTGACCGCCTCGACATCTTGGGTGCTCAGGGCCACCGAAGGGAATCTAGCGCGCTAATGGCTCAAGAGGTAACCACCGTCACCTTCTCGATGACCGAAGTTCCGCACTTCACCCGCCTGGTCGCCTTCCTCGAGGACGCCGGCGACTTGGCCCACGTCAATGCCGACGAGGAGCTGGAGGCGCTGGTGGACCGGTGCCGCACGGATCTGCTCGCCCTGCTCGACGGCGACTCATGAGCGAAGACTTCAAGCTGGTAATCGACGGGGCGGCGATGGCCGAACTGCTGCACTCACCGGCGGGCCCGGTCGGCCGGATGCTGATCGAGCGCTCCACCCTGGTGCAGGCACGCGCCAAGCAGATCATCGCCCCCCATCGCAAGACGGGGTGCCTGGAGGACACGATCGTCAAGCGCGCCGAGACCCTGGGCGGGGAGCTGGCGGTCCGCATCCAGTCGGACACGACGTCGTGCTCCCCGTCGCGCCAGAGCTACAGCCTGATGGTCCACGAGGGCACCGTGGCGCACGACATCGCCGCCCCTCCCGGCGGGGTCCTCGCGTTCCAGGTTCACGGCCACACGGTGTTCGCGACCTCGGTGCATCACCCGGGGACCAAGCCGATTCCGTTTCTGCGCGACGCGCTCAAGGTCATCGAAGTCTGAGGTTTCCCCCCTGCGGCGCCGCGCCCCTCTTCTCCTCGCGGCGCAGCGGGCGCCCGCGGTCCCCCGGGATGGCGCCGCGGGCGCAGCCCTTCACCGGAGGCAACTCACCTCGTTGTCCCCCCACCTAGCCCATCCCGAGCCATCCCACCAAAGGAGCACCCATGGATCCGATCGTCGTTGGCCGCGTAGAGAACCCCGAGCAGCTCGACCTCCAGCCGCTGGAGATCGAGGTGGTCGGCTACACCCTGGAGCGCGAGGAGGTCGCCGAGACCTTCCGGTTCCGGCCCGTCCCGCCAACCGGCGCGGCGCTGGCCATCGTCCGCCAGACCATGCCCAACGGCAACGTGCCGCTCGGCCCCGTCCTTGACTACCTGGACAAGTGCCTGCTCGAGGAGGATCAGCAGCGCTTCCAGGACTACCTCAACCGGGATGACGTGATGATCGAGCAGGCCGCGGTGATCGACCTGTACACGGCGCTGACCGAGTTCTACGCCGCGCGCCCTACCCGGCCGCCGTCCGACTCTGCCAGTACTGGCTCGTCTGCGAAGCGGACATCTCGGGCCGCTGCACGCTCCGCGGCGTCGCCATCGAAGACCTCCCGCTAGTCCTCGCCCTGGATGTCATCTACGCCCTGATCCTCGACGATGCCGTCGCCGGCGGCGGCGCCCGCCACGAGGCTCGCGAGCACGTCGACAAGGCGCTCGAGCGGCCCCTGGACCCCGACGCCGCCGAGGAGCATGACCGCGACCAGTGGGGCCTCGGCGCCGAGGCGGTTGCCGAGGCGGCCAAGAAGGACGCCCTGTTCGGCAGCGTTAGCTATGAGTGAGAAGGGTGGTGGTGGCTGGTGACGCTAGGTCGAGTCTGCCTTGCGCTTGGCGCGCTGGCGCTTGGTGATCTCATATGCGCACTTTCGGCAACGAGCGCTTTCCAACGATCTTATGGCGGTGGTCGGCCGTGATCGTTGGCGAGGCGACCATCCTGGTTCACGCCAACACCGCCGGGTTCCGCAAGGAGCTCGAGAAGGACACCACCCCGGCGTTCGCGGGGTTGCGTGGCGATGCTGAGCACGCCGGGCAGGACGCCGGGGCGGGGCTGCGCGGCGGGGTGCGCGGCGAGGCCGGCAAGCTCGAGTCAGATCTCGGCACCATCGGCGCCGCGTCCGGGGTCAACCTGCGCGAAGGGGTCAAGGGCGGCACGTCCGGCCTCGAGCATGACCTCCAGGGTGTCGGTGCCGGTGCGGGCGTGGGTCTGCGCGACGGGGTGCGGACCGAGGCGTCCAAGCTCGAGGGGGACCTCCAGGGCGTCGGTGCCGTCTCCGGCGTCGGACTGCGCGACGGCGTCAAGCACGGCACCTCCGGCCTCGAGTCAGACCTCGGGGCGGCCGGCGCGCGCGGCGGCACGAACCTGCGCCAGGGAGTGTCGGGACAGACCGGCCGCCTTGCCGATGACATGGCCAAGGACGGTGTCCGCGGCGGCGCGGGCATGTCCAAGGGCGTCTCCGGCGGCCTGTCGAAGCTCGCGGGCGTTCTCTCAGCCACCGGCCTGCCCGTCGAGTCGCTCTCCCACGGCCTGGAGAGGGCTGGGGAGTCCGCCACGCACGCCAGCTCCCGCTCCTCCGGGCTGATCGGCAGCCTGGACCGCCTCGGGAAGGTGGCGCTCGTCGGCGTGGCCGCCAGCGCCGTGGCCGTCGGGGCCGTCGCGGTGAAGATGGGCGAGGCGATGCAGTCAGCCGAGGCAAAGATCGCCGGTGCGGCCGGCACCTCGGTGGCCTCCGCGACCAAGATCGGCGACGCCTTCTTGACAACGGGCGGCAAGTCGGAGTTCTCCGCCAAGGAGATGGCCGCCGCGTTCGCGAGCGTCGCCGGGCAGCTGAAAGCCACCGAGGGGCACGCGCTGAGCGCCAAGGAGGCGATGTCGGTCATGACCGCCGCCGACGATCTGGCGACCGCCAAGCAGCTCGACCTCGGGACCGCGACAAAGGCCACCGCCAGCGTCATGCAGGGCTTCCAGCTGAAAGCCAAAGACGCGGCGCACGTCACCGACGTGCTCTACCAGGCGTCCTCGGCGACGGGCGTGTCGATCGACACGCTGGCCGGGCAACTGGCAAAGGTCCACTCGAAGCTCGGTGACACCGGCGGGTCGGTCGGGAACCTGTCCGCGCTGCTGGTCGACATGACCAAGCAGGGCATCACCGGCCGGGCGGCGATGGGCGCCCTGAACGCCGGGATGAACACGTTGCAGAAGTCCGCCACCGGGGTGGCCACCGCGACCGCCAAGCAGAAGGGCGCTTTCGAGCAGCTGAGCCCGAGCGCGCAGAAGCTCGCCAGTGCCTACGAGCACGGCACGATGACCACCAAGGAGATGACCAAGGCCTCAGCGGCGCTGCCGCCCGCGCAGGCGGCTGTGCTCAAGTCCTTCGTCACCGCCTCCACCGGCGTGCAAACCGCCCAGACGAAGTACAAGGAGCTGGGCGTCACCGTGTTCGACGCCCAGGGCAAGTTCGTGGGGATGGGCTCCATCATCGAGCAGCTGCACCCGAAGTTCGCGAAGATGACCCAGCAGGAGCAGCTGGCCACCGCCGCGACCATCTTCGGCGCCGGTGCCTCCCGCCAGATGACCAAGGTCATCGACGCCGGCCCGGCCGCCTACGACAAGGCCTCCGGGTCGGTGAACAAGATGGGGACAGCGCACGGCGCCGCCGCCAAGCAGGCCAAGACCCTGCACGTCGAGATGAAGACCCTGGAGGCCGAGGGCCAGGATCTCGCCGCGAAGATCGGTGCGGTCGTGATCCCGATCCTGACCAAGGTCGTCGGCTCGTTCCTGCACGCCACCACGTTCGTGACCGAGCACAAGGCGGTGCTGATCGGGCTCGCCGCGGTGGTCACCGCGATCCTGGGGCCGGCGATCGCCGTGTTCGCGATCAACAAGATGGCGGCGTTCGCTGACAGCTTCACGCGCGCCGGCGCGAACGTCGCCCGGTTCCTGCCCAAGATCGCCGAGATGATCCCGGGCCTGGGGGCCGCCGGCACCGAGATGGCGGCCACCGGCGCCGAAGCGGGCGTGATGGGCGGCGAGATCACCGCCGCCGGCGCCGAGGGTCAGCTTGCTCTAGCGGGGCTCGGCGCCGGTGGGGTGGAGGCCGGCGTGGGCTTGGAAGCCGTCGGGGCCGGCGGGGACGTCGCCGCCGGCGGCCTCGGGGCGATGGATGTCGCCGCCGCCCCCGTGCTCGTGCCGATCTTGGCGATCGTCGCCGCGGTCGCCGTGCTCGTCGTCGGGATCTACGAGCTGGTGACCCACTGGAAGGCGGTGTGGCACGCGATCGAGTCGGTCGTCTCCGACGTGGTGGGGTTCATCAGGGGCCACTGGCAGCTGCTGCTGGAGATCCTGCTCGGACCGATCGGCATCGTCATCGCCGGGTTCCGGGCGTTTCACAGCCAGATCGCCGCCATCTTCACCGCGGTGGTGGGCGCCATCAAGGACGCGTGGTCAGCTGTCGAGTCCGCGACCAGCAGCGTCGTCTCCGCCGTGGTCGGGTTCTTCTCGAAGCTCCCCGGCGAGCTGCTGGCGTTCTTTAGCCACATCGTCTCGGGGCTGGGCTCCGCCTGGTCGAAGGTGAGCTCGCTGACCTCGACGGTCGTCTCCGCCGTGGTCGGGTTCTTCTCGAAGCTCCCCGGCGAGCTGCTGGCGTTCTTTAGCCACATCGTCTCGGACTTCACCGCCCTCGCGGGCAATCTCGTCTCCGAGGCCGGCAACCTGATCGCGAACATCGTCGGGTTCTTCGCCTCCCTGCCGGGCAAGGCGCTCTCGGCGGTCGGGAGCATCGTCGGGGACATCGGCGGGGTGTGGCAGTCGATCGAGAGCGCCGCCTCCAGCCTGATCTCCAGCGTCGTCGGGTACTTCGCGGGGCTCCCCGGCCAGATCGGCAGCGCGATCGCGGGCATCCCCGGTGCCTTCCTCTCACTCGGCCAGAGCATCGTCTCGTCGATCGCGTCGGGGATCGAGTCGGCGCCCGGGGCGATCATGCACGCCATCGGGAGCATCCTCCCGAGCGGCGGGCTCGTCGGCAAAGCCCTAAGCGCCGTCGGCCTGGCCGAGGGCGGGATCGTCACCAAGCCCACGTTCGCGGTCGTCGGCGAGGCCGGCCCCGAGGCCGTGGTGCCGCTGGGCAAGATCGCCTTTGCCGCCGACAACATAAAGGCGCTGCCGACCCGCACCGCGAGCGCACCCGCCGGCCACGCCCCGGCGATGATGCACACCGCGATGGCCCACGCCTCCTCCGCGGCCAACGAACGCGCGGCGCTGGCCGTCCGGATCGCTCGGGAGAAAGCCGCAGCCGGCGCGCATATCACCCAGATCCAAGGGTCCGTGAAGGGCAAGGGCGTCAGCCAGTCCGAGAAAAGCGCGGCGGCCGCGCAGATCGCCCAGATCAAAGGAGCGCTGGCGGTCGAGATCGCTCAGCAGAAAGCGGCGCTCACCAGACAGACCGGCCAGCAGGCGGGGGCGCTAAAGCAGCAAAGCGCCGCGCACGCCGCCGAGTCAAAGCGCCAAACCAGCGACCTGCGGGCCGGCACCTCAGCCCTGAACAAGCTGCTGACGGCGATCCACTCCGGTAGCCTCAAGACGCTGCAGACCGCCATCTGGCAGGTCCACCAGGCAGGGCTGGGGCACATCGAGCGCTCGCTCAGCTCCGACCACAAGGCGGCTTTGGCCTCGCTCTCCCGCCAGCTCGTCGCCGCCCACACGCAGGCGCTCGCGGCCGAGACGAGGCTTCTGGTCACCGCCGCCCGGCAGGCCGCCGCGGTCCGGGCGGCGGCCGCCGCGGCCGCCGCCGCCGCCGCCGCCGCCGCCCAGCAGACCGCGTGGGCGGCCTGGGTGAACGGCCAGGCCGTGGTCGTCACCGACACCGCCAAGGCCCAGGCCAACCAGATCGCGGACTCCACCAAGGTGTTCCTCGACGGCCAGGCCGCCGCCGGGCAGACCGGGGCGGGGCTCATCGCCGCCAACGCGCAGACGGCACTGGATCAAGTCACCCAGGGCGCCAACCAGGCGATCGACGCTGCCCAGCTCGGCGTCGATCGTGCCGCGGGCGGCTCGGCGACCGAGCAGGCCTGGGCGGGCGCCGTGCTCGCCCAGGCCCAGGCCGCGGCGACGGTGGCACAAGCCCAGGCGCAGTCGAGCCTCGATGTGGCCAAAGCCGCCGCCCAGGGGACAGGCCCGGCGGGCGCTCCGGCCGGCCCGGCGGGCGCTCCGGCCGCCGGCCCGTCGGGCGCCACGTTCAACTTTCAGATCAACGGCCACAACATGAGCGCCTCAGATCTGATGAGCGAGGTCGGCTGGTCGCTGAAGACGGGGGCGCTGCCGGTCGCCACCGCCCACTAGGAGCGACCCATGCCGTTTCCCTCCCCGACGCTGGCCCCACCGGCGCTCAGCTTCCTGCAGCTCTCCTACGGCGGCCTGGCCTTCGGCGGCCTGGCCGCCGGGTCGACCTATCAGCTGCAGAGCCTGAACATCGACATGCCGGGCATCGCCGGCGGGGACGTGCAGCGCGCCATCGACCAGGGCGAGTTCGCCGGCCAGAGGGTGCTGCCCGGACGCGACATCACCGTCGTGCAGGCCATCCGGGCGCCCACCGCGCTCGCCCTCGATCAGGCGGTGCAGGCACTCGGTGGGGTGCTCGGCCCCACAGGCGCGACCGAGGCGCCGCTGTACCTGCAGCTCGCCTCGGGCACGTTCGTGTGCATGGCCCGCCCCGCCAAGCACAACTGTCCGATCGATCTCAACCGGGTGCAGGCACGCGGCACGGTCGCCACCACCCTGTTTCACGCCACCGACCCGCGGTGGTACGCCGCCCCGTCCAGGACGGCGACGGTGGGGCTGCCCGCACCGCTCGGCGGCCTGCAGTTCCCCGCCAGCTTCCCGGTCAGCTTCGGTGGCGGCGGCTCCGGCGGGATCCTCACCGTCGTCAACGCCGGGCGCTTCGAGACCCGGCCCGTGTTCATCATCACCGGGCCGTGCAGCACGCCGACGATCCAGAACCTGTCGCTGCCCGGCGCGCCGCAGCTCAGCTTCGGGCTGCAGATGGTCGTCGGGGACACGCTCACGATCGACACTGACTGGCGGACCACGATCTACACCACCGCCGGCTCCACCCAGGGCAGCTCGCGCCGCAACGCGCTGCAGCCCGGCTCGACGTGGTTCAACCTGCAGCCCGGCGCCAGCCAGATCGAGTTCACCACCTCCGACGGCACCCAGGTACCCGCCACGTTGACCGTGCAGAGCGCCGACGCGTACCTGTCGCTGTAAAGGCCCGCCCGTTCTCTCGATAGCCCCGCAGTCAGGAGCCTCACCCCGTGGCTAATCCGTTCACCTACCTCTCCTGGGATCTGATGGCGGTCAAGCCGCTGGACGCGCTCCCCTTCCAGGGCGTGACCTTCGGCCAGAAGCTCAACGCCCCCGGGCCGTGGGCGGGAGCGCTGCCATTGGCCAGCCCGGCGGTGCAGGCAATGGGCTGGAACCAGGCGACGCTGCCGTCAAAGACGGCGCTGTTCGTCGACTTCCTCGGCACCCTGGTGTGGGGCGGGATCATCTGGACGCGCACCTACTCCAAGGCCAGCCCGACGCTGAAGGTCGGGGCTAGCACTTTCGGCTCCTACTTCCAGTCCCGGTTGCAGGCCGCCGACTACTCCAACACGTGGTCGGCGGGCGCCGACCCGATGCTCGTCGCCCAGCAGCTCATCGCCGACGCCCAGGCCAAGGCCAAGGGCAGCGTGTTCGGCGGCATCCCACTGGTGCTCAACCCCGTGGGTGCTGAGGGCGGCCCGCGGGTCGCGCCGTCCTACCCCGCCACGTCGCTGCAGACGATCGACTCGATCCTCTCCACCCTGTCGCAGATGGGGTACACGTTCGGCTTTGACTACAGCTTCGATGTGGCCTACCTGCCGGGGACCTCGACCCCGGCGGTGAAGCTAAACCTCTGGTATCCCCGGCAGGGACGCACCTACACCCAGAGCCAGCTGGTGATCCTCGGCTCGGACTGCGTCGACTACACCTACCCCGAGGACGGCAGCCAGCAGGCCACGTCGATCACCGAGACGGGGTCGGGCACCGGCGGCATTCAGCCCACCAACGCCGCCGCCGAGATCGCCGGCTACCCGCTGCTGGAGAAGACCTTCGCCCGCACGTTCGTAAACGACCCCGGCATCTTGGCGAACATCGCCTTCGGGGACCTCGGCATCCTCGGCTATCCGGTCGTCACCCCCACGATCACGATCCCCATCACGTTGCCCGACGCCTCGGGCAACGTGAACCAGGGGAAGATCAACTTCGGGGACTTCGGGGTCGGGGACAACCTGCTGTTCCGCATCGACCCGGTCGGCGGCGGCGGGGAGAACACCGACCCCCGGTTCCCGAGCGGCATGAGCTTCGAGTGGCGGATGACCGACTGGACCGCCACCGTCCCCGACAAGGGGCTGCCCACGCTGCTCTTCGACCTGGCGGTCCCGCCGGTGCAGAGCATCCCGCCGCCCCAACCGCCCGTCTAGGAGGACCGCCCGATGCCCGGCAGACCCGATCCTGCCCGCAACGCCTTCGCGGCCATGCTCGCCGACTTCGAGCAGCGCCTGCGGGCATTGGAGACCCAGCAGCAGCTGGTCGTCTCTGACCCGACCGGCGCCACCGGCGACCCCAAGCACGGCCATGCGGTGGTGGTGGTCGGGAACATCACGCCGATCACCAACCTCACGAGAGTCTCCACCGGCCAGCCGCTGTTCGGGATCGCCTCCTACATGACCGGCGCCTGGGTCCAGCTATGAGAAAGGCCACCGCGTGTCTCTGACCATCATCGTCTCCGGCCCCGCCGTCCACTCCAGCCAGGCCCAGACCGCGCTACAGAACGCGGGGTGCCGGGTCATCAGCACCGAGGCCACCCACGGCCTCCGGGCGACCCGCGACGGCTCCGAGCCGACCGAGCCCCAGCAGATCCTCACCGCCATCGGAGAGCTCCACGAGCACGTCGACGCCGCCCACCAGGCCATCGAGGAGCACGGGTGGGGGCTGCGGATGCACTTCCACACCCCGCCGCCGCCGGAGCCCACCCCGCAGATGATGATGGCCGACCTGCAGGCCCAGATCGACGAGCTGAAAGGCCGGCTGCCGTGACCCTCACCCCCACCCCCTACGCGCTGCAGGGCTCCTCGCACTCCGCCCAGCTCTTCCGGGAGGCGACAGCCAGCCTGCTCGGTCCCGGCGGCGGCGTGGTCAACCCCGGGGACCTCGCCGTCACGCAGCTCGGCACCCCCTCGATGGTGGTGCAGGTCGGCGCCGGGCGACTCTGGACCCCCGGCTCGAACCTCGCCACGATCAACCCCATCAACCCCGCTGGCGGGGCCTACCAGCCCCAGGGCATGTACTTCACCGAGAACGACGCGCCGGTGACCCTGCCGATCTCCGCCGCGAACCCCACCAACCCGCGGCTCGACACGATCATCGTGCAGATCCAGGACGCCCAGTACGGCGGCTCCACCAACAGCGCCCAGCTGTTGGTGCTCACAGGCACCCCGACCGCCAGCGCCGCCCTCGCCGGCAGCGGCGCCCTCGCCGGCGTAGGTGCCGTGCCCGCCAACTCGACGGTGCTCGGCTACGTGCTGGTGCCCGCCAACGCGACGTCGATCCCCACCGCCAACATCCTCAACACGGCCGGCACGCTCCAGACGCTGACCCAGCCCGGCCGGCTGCTCGCCCGCACGTTCTACACCCCCCCATCACAGGCGAGCTACGTCGTCGCGTCGGGAGCAGTCGGGTCCGCCGGGCAGGTCCTCGACCCCACGAACTTAACGGTCGCGTTCACCGCCCCCCCCAGCGGCACGGTGATCGTGCGGTTGCAGGCGCTCGCGTATGCGGGCGCCAACGACTCCCAGGTCTGGTATCTCGTGGGGCACGGCACCACGGCACCCATAGGCTTCCCGGCGAACGTCATCTTCAACGACTCCTCCGGCGGCGGCGGTGCGCTCGTGACCGCCGAGTTCCTGCTGGGCGGTCTTACCCCCGGCGTCCGCTACCAGTACGACTGGGCGGCGACAGCGACAGCCAACACAACCGCCTACCTGTACGTCGGCCCGGGCGCCACCAGTACTGGAGGGGCCGGCGCTGCCGTCATGGAAGTTCTCGCCGCCTGATGCCCGTTAGAACCTATGGTTGACGAGGAAGAAGTCCTGGGCCTCAGCCGGGAACGCGGCCGCCCCGACCGGGAAACACGAGCCGAGGACCTCGTCCAGGAGCGTGACGAGCGGGCGCGGGCACTGCGGGATGAGGAGCGCGAGCGCGCTCGCGCCCTTGCCTTTGAGCAGGGCGAGTGGCGTGCAGAGACTCGCGCCCATATCGATAGCCACGAGTCGAGACTCGACGCGGTCAACGGGAACATCCGACTTGCCGCGAAGCGCTCGGAGGAACAGACCCAGAGCATCGACAGCTTGCACGATTCGATCCGTGACCTGGTAGCGAAAGCTGAGACGAAGGAGGCGGTCGATCTGGCGTTGCAGAAGAGCCTCGAGGATGCGCAGAAGTCGCAGCTGGGCAGATGGTCCGCGTTCTGGGCTGCCGCTGCCGTGATCGTGACGTTGCTCGGGGTCATGGTCGCGCTCCTCTCCGCAGTGCATGCGCTGTGAGACGCGCCCGCGTGATAGCGATGGTGCTCGTGCTGGCGTTCGTTGGCCTAGTGGCTGGCGTCGCCTACCTGGCGATCGACCTCGGCTCTCAACTCTCGTCCGCCCAGAACTTGCTGCAGGCCCAGCAGGACAAGCTGCACCAGCTCGCCTCCGGCAATCACCACCTCGCCGCGACCGCAGACCGGCGCTCGAAGACGCTCGTGCGCTACCTGCAGGGCCGGGCCGGACTGCCCGGGGTGCCGGGCAGGGGAGGCGTCGTGGGTACCCCGGGTCCCCCGGGTGCCACGGGCCCAATCGGCCCGTCAGGAATGGTGGGACTGGGTACCAGAGGCCCAAGGGGCCTGCAAGGACCGACGGGTGCCGCGAGCACCATCCCCGGTCCGAGCGGCAGTAACGGCATCGCCGGTAGCGCGGGACCCTTCGGGCCGAAGGGCGACACCGGGCCCGCAGGATCTCAAGGGCCGGCGGGCAAGGACGGTGCGCCAGGGCCCGCAGGCCCAGCCGGCCCCATGGGAGCGGCAAGCACCGTGCCCGGACCTCAAGGCCCTCCAGGACCCGGCTGTACCTCTGTCTCGCCCGATCCGGCTGTCCCCGGTTCGTTCATCTGTAATCACTAGCGAAGGGAGGCGCCCATGCGGCGCTACGTATCGCTCCTCGGCCTCCTGGCCATGCTGATCGCTGGCTGCGGCGGAGCTAGCCATCCGGCCCCATCCCCGTCACACCAGCAGAGCTGCCGCACCCCGCAAGGAGTAAGCGCGCACGCCTGCGCGTTCGGCCACGAGAAGGTCCCGAACCTCCCCAGGGCGCTCGCCCCCACGGCCACGGCCACGCCCACCGTCGAGATGTTCGACTCCATCCAGGCGAACATCCCCAGTGGCGCCCAGGTCGCCGCCGGCTACACCAGCGGCTACTGGCCCACCTACGGCCTGTTCGTGCGGCTCTACCCGCACGCCAGGATCATCTCGATCGCGATCAGCGCCAGCCACCAGGCGCACTGCCTCGACGTGGAGCCCGGCGACGCCTCCCCCTCCCAAGTCGTCTTCTGGGTCGGCTACGAGCGAGCCCACGGCGATCCCAAGCCCTGCATCTACGCCTCCCTCTCGACGTGGTACGAGTCGATCTTCTCTGACCTCGCCGGCGGCGGCATCTCCCGCGCGTCGATCTGGAAGTGGGACGCGCACTACGACTACTTCGCGCACATCGACGCCGGCTTCGACGCCACCCAGTGGACCGACCAGAGCCGCGGGCAGAACCTCGACGAGAGCACCGTCACCCTCGCCTTCGCCGGCCTGGGCAAGCCCGCCCCGCCCCCAGACCCGTACGCGATCTACCCGCGCACCGTGTTCCGGTTGGCTGGCGGCGTCAGGGCTAGCGAGCACGGGACCGTCAGCACCTGGCACGCGAAGAAGTGCGAGGACCCGGCTCGCCGCCCGGTGTGCCGCTCCACCCACTACCACGCCCGCCTGCTCCGCGACCGCCTGTACTACGTCGCCCACCACCCGCTCCTCCACGGTCACGCGAGCTACGCGATCGCCCATCGCGGCCCGCGGTTGCGGGGGCTGTCCGTGATCGTGCTCGGGTGAGCCCCGTGGTGATGCGCGGTCGCCAAGCCTGCTCGCCGCCGCTCGGGGCGTACTTCACCGACGGGCGGCGCCTGGGGGAGGTCGTCCGCACCGACGTCGAGAGCGTGATCATCGTCGACCTCGCCACCGACCGGCTGGAGGAGCTGCACCGCGGAGAGCTCCGCGAGCGGTGGCGCCAGGTGGACCCGGCCGAGGATCCGGCGTGAGCATGAAAGCGGCTGGGGAGGAGGGGGAGCAGGACCGGGTTCCCAGGTGGCAGAAGCTCGTGGCGGTCGGCATCTATGTGCTGCTGGCCGCGGTGCTCGTGATCTTCCACTCGCGACTGGGCGCCGACTTCTGGCCTCCCGACGCCGCCCGCGTCGCCCCGAACATCCTCGCGGCCGTCGTGCAGGCCGCGGTCGTGTTCCCGATCGTGGCGCTGATCTGGCCCCCGACCCGCCGACGGATCCACCGCTTCGCCGACGCCAAGCTCGCCGGCGTCCACGCCCGCCTCGACGCCCACCACCAGCGCCAGGAGGACCACAACGCCTGGATGGCCCGCCTCGGCGCCAGCCAGCACCAGCATCTCACCGGCCACGCCCCACCACCCCACCCGCACTTCGACCTCGAGGAGAACCCATGACCCTGCACCTCGGCAAGCATCCCGCCAGCACCGACATACGGGACCTGACGATCGCCGACTATCTCGACCTGGCCGCACCGATCCACGTGCCGTGGAACCTCGGCCACGAGGACAAGATGCCCCAGCCGCGGCTGATGCTCGGAAACGGTCCTGATGACAGCGTGGCGCCCGGCTTCGGTGGCGCGGGGTGCTGCGTGCTCGCGTTCATCGCCAACGCCATCCGCCTGGCCGCCGGGATCGCCGGCGCGCCCGTCCCGCCGATCACCGGCAAGGAGGTCATCGCGGCCTACTCCGAGGTCACCGGCTACGTGATCGGCGACGCCTCGACCGACAACGGCACCGACATGCGCACCGCCCTGAACTGGTGGCGCACCACCGGCTTCGCCGACAGCGCTGGCGTCCGGCACAAGCTCGGCGCGTTCGTGGCGATCCCCCCCGGCGGACATCTCGCGTGGTTCCGGGCGCTGGCGCAGCTCGACATCGGCGTCGGCCTCGGCATCCAGTTCCCGAGCTCGGCCATGGAGCAGTTCAACGCCGGCCAGGTGTGGCAGCCCGTCCCCGGCGCAACGGTCGACGGTGGCCACGCGATCTTCCTCGACGCCCGCCGCCAATGGCCGAAGGTCGAGACATGGGCGCGCGACCAGGACGCCTCCGAGGCGTTCCTCGAGAGCCAGGTCGACGAGGCGTGGGCGCTGTTCATGCCCGACCTGCTCGTCGCCGGCAAGTCTCCCGAGGGCCTCGACGTCGCCCAGCTGACCGCCGACCTGCAGGCGCTCTCCGCATGAGCATGGACTTCCGAGTCGTCCAGGGCTGCCCGGTGGGCAGGAACATCGCCCCCTACATCGCGATCGTCGTCAACGACGCCCGCACGACCCTCGACTCCATCTACCGCGGCGACGACGCCCGCGCGATCCTCAACGCCCACGGCCACCACTCCCAATGGCAGCTGGTGCACGCCACCCCGGTCCAACGCGCTGCCTGGGGGATCCTCGGCACCCCGGATCCGGTGGGCCAGTCCACCCACGAGATGCGCTCCGACGGGAATGCCTACCCCAGCGTCCCGATCGGCGACCGCCTCCCGGAGTGGTGGATGCAGGGCTTCGACGTGAACACCGCCCAGGCCGACCGGGTCATCGCCGCCGCCCGCCGGTACGGGTGGGAGCTGTGGCGCCCCTACGGCACCGGCGCCGAGCTCCACCACCTGAACTTCCGCTCCCGGCCCCGGCCGACGCGGCGCACCGCGCTGCGGATCGTGCGTCTGCGCCACACCCTGCCGCGCCACTGAGCAGCTTCATTGTTCGTAAGCATCGAACGTCACCTCTGCTCCCCCCGTCCCCAGGAGACCTCATGTCCAAGCTCGCAACCCTGCCCATCGAACGCGTCGTCACGATCCTGACTCCGCTCTTCGCCGCCGCCTCCGGCTGGCTGACCGGCTGGATCGGCTCGAACTTCCCCGGGCTGCCCGCGCTGCCCGCCGGTGACGTGACCGCCCTGGAGATCGCCGGGTTCACCGGCGCCGCCGCCGCCGTCGTTCATTGGCTGCACGGCCGCCAGAAGTTCGTGGCGTTCACCGACGAGGCCAAGCAGGAGCTCGACCACGCGATGGCCCAGGTCAAGGACGCCCTCGCCCATGACCCGCAGGCGCAGCTGCAGCTCTCCGACATGGAGAAGCTCCTCGAAGAGCACCAGGCGGCGATCGAGCAGGGGCTGGAGTCCCACGTCCCCAAGGTGGTGGCGCAGAGCCTCGGCGCCCTGTTCGCCCAGCTCGGCCAGGCCCCCGCTGCCCCTGCGGCCGCCCAGGCCCCCCCTGCCCCTGCGGCCGCCCAGGCCCCCGCCCCTGCGGCCCCGGACCAGCTCCAGCCCCTCCCCCCACCACCGGCCGCGTAGACCCAAAGAGCTTCGCCCCCGGACGGAGGCCCACATCACCCTCGGGCGCCTAGGCGCTGCGAGGGCTCAGCAGTAACCCGTCACCTCCCAGATGAACGCGCCCCTTGAGCTTTCGAGCTCGAGGGGCGCTTCGTCGTAAAGAGCCGGCTGGGGAAGGGGTGAGGGGTGGCTCGGCTAGACGGCGGGACCGCGCTCGCGTGGCCGGCTCATCAGCCAGATCAGCGAGAAGAACACGAACCCGATGAACCCGATGAACCCGATGATCGCCACCCCGATCCCCGTCCCCGCCTGGCAGGCCTGCTGCGCCGCGTGCGCGGAGAGGAACTCGCTGCCCCGCCGGCCGGAGCAGTTGTTCGCGGCGCTACCCGACGCCGCCCAGATCAGGATTAGTACGCACCAGGCCACCAGCACCCACGTCATCTTGCGCCACCGTGGTCTACGCACGAGTCGTGAAGCTAGCTTGCTAGGCGCCGCCAGTCAAGGCGTCGCTTTAGCGCGTTAGACTGCTCGACTGTGAGCGCCACCCGTCGCCCTTCCAAGCCCGCCGGTCACGAGAAGCCGAGAACCGGGCCCGACACGGGCAGGCTCCTGCGCGACGTGAAGACGGTGATGCGCCGCTGGAACTCTGGCGCGAAGGCGCTTGAGGATCTCACCACCGAGCGCGACCGGGTCATCCGCGACGCGCACGCTGGGGGCCTCACCCCGAGCCAGCTCAGTACCGAGACCGGGCTCTCCACCCAGCGGATCGACCAGATTCGCCGCGGCGCCCGACTCTAGCGCGCTAAAGAAAGAAAGCCGCTTTGCAGTTGCGCCCGGCGCTCTAGCGTGCTAGGGTGACGGGATCAGGCAAATAGCGGCCCCGGGCGAAGTTGCACCTTCTCCCGGGGCCATGACCACGGAGGTACCCGTGATCCACGAGCACCCTACCCCGCCCGCGGGGCCCAACACCGATGTCGCCGCCGGCCTGCGTGAGCTGGCGACGTTCCTCGAAGATCACCCCGAGCTGCCGGGCGCCCGGTTTGCGTTCGTCTCGCTGCGCGCGAACCTCGACCGCCAGCCCGCCCGGCAGACCCTGGAGCTGATCGCCCGCGCCCTCGGCGAGCAGGCCACCGAGCGGCGCACCCTCAGCGGGGTGGAGATCGCCGGGGAGTTCGGGCCCTGCCGGCTCATCGCCCGCAACGCACCGCCGATCCCCTACGAGCCGATCATCCCGGCCGTCGCGGCGCTGCGGGTGGCCTCATGAGCGCCACCGCTGAGAAGACCAACGGTCGCGCGCGGGCGCCGCGTGTAGTCCCGGCCCCTCCAGAGACGCAGCCGCAGAAGGGCTCGCCGCTCATGGCTGCGATCCTGGCCGTTCAGGCCGAGGCCCCGAAGCTCGGGCCCAACGCCGACGGCCAGGCCGGCGGGCGCACCTACCGCTACGTGACGCTCGACGCGGTGGTGGACGCGGTGCTGCCACTGTTGGTCAAGCACGAGCTGGCCTGGACGACGTTCCCGACCAGCGACGAGCACGGCCAGCCCGCCCTGCGCTACCGGATCACGCACCTGCCCTCCGGCGAGGCCGAGGAGGATGTGATGGCGCTGATGTGCGTCAAGGCCGACCCGCAGGGCCAGGGCTCCGCGCTCACCTACGCCCGGCGGTACGCGCTCGTGGCGGTGCTGAACCTGACCACCGGTGATGACGACGACGGGGGGCGGGCCTCCGGTGCTACGGGGTACGGTGTAGCACCCGCGCCTGTCCAGCCGACGGCTCGCCCCGCCGTACCGTCGGACCGCCCCGCCACCGCCAAGCAGCGCAGCCTGATCGAGGCCCGGGCCCGGGCGGCGGAGCTGAGCGCCGAGCAGCTGGCCAACGTGCTCAAGCTCGCCGCCGGCGAGGAACCCACCGCGTGGCAGGACGGCGCCGCCGAGCGGTGGCTCAAGCGGGCGCTGGACCGGCTGCCCGCCCGCCTGGTCGACGCGGCGCTCGCGGGGATCGAGGCGCAGTCATGAGCGTGCTCGACCTCGCCCGCCCGCGCGTTGACCCGCCGGCCGTCCTGCCCGTCGACTACCTGTCGCTCTCCTCGCTGCGCCTGTTCATGCGCTGCCCGGAGAGCTGGAGGCGACGCTACATCGACCACAACCCCGAGCCGCCGTCAGGCAAGATGGTCCTCGGCGGTGCCGCCGGCGCCGCCCTGGCCCAGCACTACGGCCGCCAGATCGAATCCGGCCAAGGACTCAGCACCGATGACCTGGTGGACGAGTTCGCCTCCGAGTGGGAGGACCGCATCGACCGGGAGGAGGTCGACTGGCGCAAGGACACCCCCGGCGCGCTGAAGGACTCGGGGGCGGGGGCGCTGCGCCTCTACCACGTCGCGGTCGCCCCGCGGGTTGTGCCGGTATCGGTGGAGCGCGAGTTCGAGCTGTCCTGGCCCGGCGTCGACTGGCGGCTCACCGGGTTCCTGGACCTGGAGAGCGCCGACGGCCGCTTGGGGGACTACAAGCTCTCCGCCCGCCGGCTCTCCCAGGCCGACGCCGACGC